GAAAAGAGCTGGGCAAGGCGCTGCCAAAGAGCGCACTTCGCCGTACTATCCAGGATTTCTTTACAATCGTCGCCGAATTCCTCATCTGTCCAGAACTGAGGGTTCTGCTGAACGGCACGCACGAACAGAAAGCGAGGCAGAAAGCCTGTCAGCGCATCCGTTTTTGAAAAGATCATAGGCAGTGCGCCGGGTTGCAATGTCCCGAATACAGACAGGCAGGCATTGGGTATATAAAGCGATTTCCCAAGCTTCCGGTTGATCTTCCATGCTTCGGAGTCATAGGCAGACATCAGCCTTGCCTTTGCTGGCGGACCTCAGACCCTCTCGGAGTTCGTCATGTGGGTGGAAGACATCGGGGAAGCAGGTATCGAGGAGGTGACTAGTGGTTGACGTGACACTTGATGAAATCATGGACAGGACCGTGGTCTTCATGTCTACTGGTGATCTCCCCGAAGTTGGTGACGAGGTGGACATATATACAACCACCCAGTTCGTTGACGGTCAGTTTCTTCTACTTCGCATACATGGTGAGTTCTTCGATGCTGATGAAATCCACGAAGGCAATGATGTTGAACCTTGGGAACGCAGCCGGGTTGCCAAGTACATCAAGAACAACGCCACAGAGCAGACTGTGGCGGGCCTGACCTGCTACGAGATGGATGGGGTTCGTATCTTCCGGTACTCAGATGTAATGGACTGGTGTGCTGCTCGTGGTGTACCCGGGCATGTGTTTCTTTAGGAGAATAAAATGACTACAGCTAGCGAAGCTTCCCTACAGGTTGCAGGATCTTACCTTGGTCTTAAGGAGTATCCTGGTGCCAGCCATAATCCCAAGGTTGTAAAATTCTTTGCGGATACTGGAAATTCTTGGGTCAAAGATGATGAAACTCCTTGGTGTGCAGCCTTTGTTGGTGCTGTCCTTGCTCAATGTGGCCTTCCCCATACTGGTAAACTCAACGCTCGTAGTTACCTCGATTGGGGTTACAAAGTAGATGAGAAAAGGGCTGAACCGGGCGATGTGGTTGTCTTTTGGCGTGGTTCCCCCAGTAGTTGGCAAGGTCATGTCGGTTTCTTTGTAAGGTGGCAAGGTGATGACATTGTTGTTCGTGGTGGAAACCAAGGCAATGCAGTGACCGATGATGTTTACTTAAGCAGCCGTCTCTTGGGCTTCCGTAGGGCCTATAAACCTAAGACTTCTATTGTACAGTCTACTACCCTTCAAAGTGCTGCTGCTGGTGCCGTAGCTGCTGTAACTGGAACAACTACTGTTGCCACTCAAACGACTGGTGATGTACAGACCGCAGCTATTATTGCAGGTGTTGTAATCTTCTTGGCCTTCCTGTGGATCATGAAAGAACGTGTCAAGAAATTCAAGAATGGAGCTAGGTAAATGAACTCCCCCAAAGCATCAAAGATTAACTGGACTTCTCTTATTATCCTGTTGATCGGTATTGCTGTAACCCTTGATTGGATTCCTGCGGAACTTGAAGAGCAGTTGGTTGAAATGACCTTGCTCGTTGGTCCTGCTCTTATCATGACTTTCCGCACTTGGTTCACTGGAAATAAGTAATGTCAAGAGAGGGTAGTTGGGAAAGAAGACTCTGGGAAGACTTCACCAACAATGGTCAATCTCTTCCTACTGTAAACCTCGGCACTAACAATGGTGCAGGGGATGCTTTTGGTAGGCTTAGAGTAACTGAACCTACTACCCTGTTTGATAGTCAGTTTCAGTATGATACTCAACCTCTGCTTTGGGACACCAAGACCACTGGAACTGCCTCGGAAGCTCACTTGCCCAATGAATCTGCTGTCTCCATGACGGTTGCTTCTGCTGCTTCTTATGATAAGAAGATGGGTTATGGAGATGGTGAAAATGGAGTCTTCATGGGGTATGATGACACTGGTGTTTATGTCCTTCTGAGGTCCAGTAATACTGGAAGTGTTGTAGACACAAGGAAGGTTTACCAAGATAGCTGGAACCTCGACAGGATGGATGGGGTTGGTTATTCTGGTAAGACTTTGGATATTACAAAAACCCAGATTGTTGTAATCGACTTGGAATGGTTGGGTGTTGGTCGGGTCAGAGTTGGACTTAACATTGATGGTGTAAGCTATTATGTCCACGAATTTCTTAATGCAAACGTCCTAGACAAGACTTATATGACTACGGCTAACTTGCCAGTTCGATACGAGATTTCTAACGGTGTAGATAGCACTATTCGTCAGACCAGGGAGTACTTCAGGTATCAGCCCGGCAAATCTCAATTCATTCTCTGCACTGGTCTCTTTGGCACAGATAATACCATGAAGCATATCTGCTCTACGGTTGTCTCTGAAGGCGGTGTTCAATCTACCTTGGCATACCCCTTCTCTACGGAGATTTTGGACGTTTCTATGGGTAACGGAGTTGGCAACGCTGCTGTTATCTTTGCTACAAGACACGCGACAACCTTTAATTCTATTACAAACCGGGGGAGATTTGAACCGATCTCTTATGAGGTTGCTGCTAGTGGTGGGGACGTTGTTGCCAGGGTTGTTTATGATCCAGTACTAGCCGGTGGTACTTGGGCTGCTGTAGATTCCAACAGCTTCATGGAGGGGAACTCTACTGTAACTTCCTTTTCAGGTGGAATTAATGTTGGAACTTCCATTATCACTGGTGGAGCTAACAAGAACAACATTCCGCTTTTTGGTAAGACAGTGACTTCCAGACTTCCGTTTGGTTTGGGTATTGATGCAGATGACCCAATTCCTTTGGCACTTATTGCCTATGCCACCTCTGCAAACGTAACTGCCTCGTTCACCTTTCAGTGGGAAGAACTTAGATGACCAAGACCCTTAAAGCACAGTACGCTGCTGATATCTTCACTACTCCTATGGAAGCTAAGTCTCGCTCGGTTGACCTTGGCTTGAACGGGGATATTTTTGTAACCGACTATGAAGGTCAGGCAGTTTACATGCCAGGAAAGAGTGAAGGCGAGTACTTGTCCTACTATGAAGCTCTTGGCGGTATTGAAGACACTTCAGAGCAAGGTCGTTTAGATAGATTGGAGGCCCTTAGGGTGGTTATACAAGAGATTATGAAAAAGGAGGCTACCATTGAAGGGCAGATCGCCAAGTTCGATGAAGAACAGCGTATTGTCTATGGTTGGGCTTCCGTAGTTACAGAAAAAGGTGTTCCCGTCGTTGATCGACAGGATGATGTAATTGAGCCTGACACCCTCGTTAAAGCTGTGAACAACTTCATGGAAAACGTTCGTGTCGGTAAAAGTATGCACAGGGGAGATCCTATTGGTATGGTGCTGCACTCGCTGCCCGTTACCGATGAGATTGCAAAATCCCTTGGCATTCAGAGTGACCGTGAGGGCTGGATTGTTGCCTTCAAGGTTTACGATGATAACGTCTGGGCTGATGTAAAGTCCGGTAAACTTGCGGCCTTCTCGATTGGCGGTCGTGCAATCAAGGAAGATTACAGCTATGGCTAACCTTCTGAAAGAGCTTGAACTAGAGGAACTCTCGCTCGTGGATGTCCCTGCCAATCCGCAAGCCTTTGCAACTCTCTTCAAGCGTGATAATGGAGACAACATGGAAATGTCCGAAGAAATGGATGAAAAGATCAAAGCTTACATGGAAGAAAAGGGTTGTGATCGTAAGACCGCTGAAGAAGCCCTGATGAAAGCTTATGATGAACATGAGACCCTGAAAGCTGAGAACGAGCGTCTCCGCAAGGGTCTGATCGAGAATGGTTTCGTTATTAAAGCCGAGACCATTGAAAAGAAAGAGGTTGAGGAAGTTGAGTACATCGAGGTTGATGGCGAGCAGATTGCCAAATCCGATGTCCCGGCTCCTATCCTGAAACAACTGGAAGCCGCTGAAGAAGAGCTTAAGGTCGCCAAGGCCAAAGAAGAAGATCAAGCTCTTGAGAAGCGTGCTGAAGAAAAGCTTCCCCACTTCAAGAAAGAAGTTGCCAAGAAACTCCTCGGTGCTGTCGAGAAGATGGACGAAGTTGAGATGCTCATGGAAGCCCTTGAAGC